AAGTAAAGCATGCCGCAACTTTTGCAGCGGGTGCCCGACCCTATGTTCAGGACATCGCCCGCCTTCTTATTACGATTTCGTTGCTTCTTGGTTATACCTTGAAGCGGCTTATCTTCATTGAATACGGAACCAGCCCCGTAGGACTCGGCTAAGCGAATGCCACGCTTCTGCAATCGCTCGATGTCATCAAGACCAAGGCTGTTGTTAGACTGCATCAATTAACCTCACACTGTGTAGGTTAATAAAAAGTAATGATTGCCTAATGATGTGAACGAGTGTATATCGATAAGTGCAGTTGTACTACCAGCCGCTACACCAAGCGCACCAGTGCCACCAGTGGCTCTGAGATCTGCTTGGATGAGTGCTGTTGCTGTACCATCTGCCATTTGTCTAGGTGAGTAAGGTCCAATGACCCTGCTACCATATCCGCTTAATACTGCCATCTAATCACTTCCTTCCTATTATTATACCTGATGTAGAAACATCTATTGTAGAAGTTATTGTGCCTAATTGACGACTTGGTTGCTTTAGAGTTACAGTAGTACCGCTGAATTCTACCAAAAGTGGTATGAATAACTCATAAGGGTTAGAGCCGCTATCAAATGTACTAATAGCCTGAATTGGCTGCTGTATAGGATTAGCCACTACGCTGTAAATCTCCTTCATATATGGTAATACATCTAAAGACACTGTTTCATTAAAATCTGTTTTGAATGCGACTATTATTAGTCCGTTGACATTAGTAGGGTTATCGAATGTTACTGGCATCAGCCTTTCCTCCCTATTGCTATGAAGTGACCTGCTGCCGTAGCGCCGCCACCCACTGCTCCGCCAAATAATGTAACTGATGTACCACCTGTCCCTGTTATGTAACAGCCGTCAGGTGTTGGAACATCTCTATTCACGCTACCGCCTAAATCGTCATCGCACCCTATAGATGTGACCGGAGTAGCAGTTCCAGTTGGTAACATTAACTGTACGCTATCAACTATCCTCATGTAAGGGCTTAGGTCTATAGTAGTGTCAGAAGCAGCGTATGTGCCTCTAATCATAACTTGGTCTCCGAGGTTAACTGGTCGTGTTTCAAAAACTACTGCCATTATGCTCTCCTCCCATAAATCATCACCTTGCCAGCACCATTGTTTGTGCCGAAGCCTGTGCCTCCACCGTGTACAGAGAAGAACCTTCTGTCACTACCAATAATAGCCTGAGTAGGCGTATTTATGTTACCTGCCGTTAGCATGTTAACATTGGTAGGTGCTTCAGTATTCATTACAATTATCGCATCTATCAACATACCGGGCACATTGATTGGAACTGCGCTCCCAAGGCCAGTTTCTGAAGCAGTATACTCTGCTGTCAGAATAATCCTGTCACCGAGGTAAATTGGTCTTTTATCAAAAGTCACCGCCAAGGTTAATCACCTCAGCGTGTTCCTATTGCCATCCAAGTACCGCCGCCGCTGCCTGCTTCTGTAGCATGTGCCGTTGTGCCGTTAATGGAAGTTACCATTGCTCTTGCTGTAGCATCTGCCTCATTACATGCAAAGAATATAATCTTTGAAAGATGTGAAGAAAGATCTACTGCAATAGTATCGCCGTTTGCAAATGTTCCTGTCATTACTACCAAGTCACCAATTACATGTGGTCTTGGGTCAGTTGTTATAGCCATGATTATTCATCTCCTGATGATTCATCCACTGGGTCTTCGATTATAGTCTCTTCGACTAAGACTTCTTCGACAACAGGCTCAGGAGCAGGCGGACTGAGAGTGGTTTTTACCATGTCGAGCAATTTGCTCTTGGTAGTATATCCACTCACAGTCTCGCCTTTTCCTTTAAGCCATGCGCCTATGTCCTTCTTAGTCCAGCCACTGTCAGGGATCCCGTCATTACCGGCATCGACTGTTACACCTGCATCTCCCTCTATTCGGAAGAATTGTGGTTTTAGTCTACGCCTTTCTTGATTTAGCCAACTTTGGCTAACCTCGACAGGTTCACTTCTTATCCATTGTCCCGAACCGTCTAATCTGCGACGGTACATCAATGGACCTAGAAAGGTTACTGTAGGCAAGTTTACTCACCTTCACTGTACTAGTAGGGTAATTGAATTACCGTTTGATGTTGCCTCTGCTGTCAATGTCAATACTAGTCCACTGAAAGTTGCAATATCATGGTCATTTGCTGCACCATTAACTTGTCCAACTATTGCTACGATACCACTAAGTGATACGCCATTTTCTCCGCTAAAAGTCATTGTATCTGCACTTGCATGGTCTTTGTCGTATTGAACAGTTATCATTCGTAGACTCCCACCTGCCGTGTTAGTTGTATCTGTATTTGTTGGTAAGAACGGTTCAAGGTTTCCGGGGTATTGCCCACTTGTGCCACCTGCTCCATCCAACCAGCGTGTTTCATCCGGTTGTGACCCGCCATGTAGGCTTAAGTCTGCTAGAATACTGACGCTTGAAAATTCTCCATCGTCAAATGCTATTTTTACATTTCCGCTTGTTATACTTGTTGCTGTCATATCATTTCATCTCCTTATTTTCATCACAGTTAACCTCAAGACAAGTCTCGGATTGAACCTTGACCTCCAAAGAAAGTAGTCCAAACTTCACCCATTGTGCGGTAAAGTCCTTCCTGTCCTAGTCTGTTAATTGCGAATGGATCGCCAGTCTCGATACCGGACTCAAAGTATTGAGTAGGTTTCGCAGTACTGTAGTATAGATAATCAGTATCAAGCATGTAAATTCTGCTGATACCGTCTGCCGCTACATCCTTAGATGGGATGATTGGGACACCGTTGTAAGTTGCGACTATAAATCCAGCCTCAACACCCGGTACACCTTTGACACCGTTGTAAGTTGGTACAACTCTCTTCTCTTCCATGAATCTCTGCTGAGACTGTAGAAGTTGCTGAATACGCATTAGAGTGTCATATCCTGTTAGCATAACTTTCGGGTTACCACCACGAATCCAAATCTTTTGGAACATTTCGTCAAGGTGGTCAAGTGATAGAACTCTCTCGGTTAAACTTGCATCTGAAGCAACTGAAATTTCAGCGTCAGACCATGTGTTAGCAGCACGACTAATGCTGTAAATGTCCAAGTCAGCAGCAGCGCTTACATGCGCCGTGTGTGTAGTAGAAGCACCATTGGCTACGGTTGCTGCATATGCAGTACCTGAACTGTCCATTGTGCTTGCTGCAGTTACTCTATCAAGAGACTCGATGTCGTTACCTGCAGGTGTGTCTACATCCTGTGTTAGCATTTGGTTGATGTGCTCAGCGTGGTGCTTACCCATCTCTTCCTTTAGGACAGAGCGTATGTCGCCAAGTCCGTCATCCTTGTCATTCAAGAAGATTGCAACCTCAGACATATCGAACGAGTGTGCGATTGTCTTAGGCTTTGCTGCAACATTTTGGAATGTAGGCTTGGTAGTGTCAGGCAGTGTGCCGTTCTCTGCAATTCCGCCACCGACTGCTGTCGAAGGCTTTGCAGTGACGACTCTCCATCCACTGCGGTCCCAAGGCTTCTTAGGAAGAATTGAGAATGCGTTAAATTCTTGGTTCAACTGAGACCATACTTTGCGTCCGTAGATCGCTTGGTATGTTCCAGCGGTTGTGCTCAACATTGGTGCATCTGCTTTGAGAAGTTCGCTACCGGAGTAACCGAATCCCATGTTAGTCCCTGCGCCATAGTAGTAGCGCTCCATGTCCTGTACTGTTCGTGTATAATTTCGTGCCATTATTCATTCCTCCATTCAGTTCCAAACCGTCCCTGCGAGACTGTGTACTTCGTCCCACGACATGTTTGCTAGTTCCTCTGTAGATGGTATTTCTACGGTGGAGTGGTTTGTTGATTTGCGGATTTCCGCAGTTGTGGAAGAACCGATGTTATCGATTCTGTCACTTAGTTGTGAAATTGCCTTCTCGATTTGTGAGAGTGGGCCACGAGCATCAAACTCTGCTGCTGCACGAGTCTGTGCTTCTGAAGTAAGTTCCTTAGTAAGGCGCTCACTAAAAACATCATTCAGGTTGTTCTTGAACTGCTGCTCTGTTGCTGCTGCTTTGAAGACTGCATATGCTTCTTCAATTTCAGTTGCAGTAACATTTTCAGGGTTCAGGTAAGATTTTGCGACAGAGCCGCTACCTAATCCTGATGCTCCTAAAGCATTTGTACCCGGTGAGCCACCTTCGGTTGCTCTACCTGCTACTTGTCCGTTCATCTGTGTTTCAGGGAATTGCTCAGGGGTGCTACCAAGGTTAGCCTTGGAAACACCATCAAAGTGAGAGCGAGCAGCACCAGTGTCAACACCTGCAGACTTTAGGGTGTTTTCCATCCAGTCTAGGTATTCGCTAGTAATGACATCGCTGTACTCTGACTTCTTTGTGTCATCCTTGTACATCTTCTTTTCATCATCATCATTTTTATCTTTTTTGTCTTTTTTATCTGCCATATCGTCGTCCTCGGCTAAATCTAGTTGGTCGTCGCCCATTGTTTTTTTCTTAGGTCTGTCACCTTCAATTAACTCTTCAAGTTCTTTTTCTTCGTCTTCTTCGCCTTCTTCGCCTTCTTCGTCATCCATAAAGGGAGGTTTCTTTTCAAGATTTTCCTCTTTATCCATGTCGTCCAACTGCTTAGATAGGCGGTCAATCACTGAAGATAATTCACCTAATGCATCTATTTCGTTTGTCATAGTTGTGTCCTCCTTCAGTATTCTAAAGGATGCTTCGGGATTAATCCCTTTTTCACAAATAGTAACTTCATGTAGTTCTAACTTGGAGATTTCTGTATAGTCTCCATGCTTTGCATCTGCTTTGTTAATGCGCTTAAACGCCTGTCCACCGATGCTAAACCCTGTTAGGTTACCTTTGCGAATCTCATTGGCTACTTCACGAGCCTTCTCGATGTCATCTCTTAGTTGGATGACAACGAACATGCCAGCGTCATCGACACCGGACTTCCATAGTCTGCCATCAGAGTCGGTGTAAGACTTGATTACTTCACCAACCTGAATGTTTGAATGCGCTAGTTGCACATTGCGGAATGACTGTGCTTTCATAAAGTTACCAAAGGCATCTTTCAGTGCACCACGAGTGATTAAGTCACCTTGTTTGTCTACCATCTCAACAGATGCGTAGCCAGCGATTATTAGGTCGCTGGATGACTTAAGAATGGAAATGCTAGCAGGGTGAGCAGGGGTAGAAGCCCTGAGTGCCGCAGCATTTGCCATGACTCCCTTTACAACGCTTATACTATTTAATAAGGTACGAAGGCCGCTTTGCCTCCTTCTATAGACAACTCGCCTTCAGGTGTCTCTTTATGATTGAACTTTTTATCTTCAGCCCTTTCTTTGTTGTCACGCTCAATATCCCTAACATCATGATCGGGTAGCGTCTTTGAACCAACAAGACTAGTAGGACCACTTGGTGATTCTATAGGAGTAGCATAATCTATACCCATACCCATAGTACCTGTAGAAGAATCTCCTACAGCACCTACTCCTGATTTCAACATAGTCGAAACAAGATTGAGGCTCTTTGCTAATAGTCTTCTAATCTTTGCTTTGTCAGTAGCATAGTCATCCCAAAAATTAGTACCTGTTACTTTCTTAGGAGGTATCAATGGTTTTCCATCACCCTTAGATTCGTGCACTTCGGCTTTAGTCTCATCATCAATTACTGACAAATCTGCCTTCAGCATAACTCCAGCAACCGGAGACCAAAATGGTCTTTGACTTTCTGCTAAACGAATCAGCCAACCGTTTTCTGCTTTAGGATTGAACATATACCACTCATCATCTATAGCAGATGCACGGTAACTAACATCACCTGCTGCCATCTTGATAACTATTCTATCTCCATCTCTATCGATTTCGTGCGGCCACATCATAGGTTCAGACTTGGTAAACAAGGATAGGGTCTCTACACTAGATACTCCTTCACCCTCTGCTTCACCTTTGATTTCATTACTGTTTACTGTATAGATGTCAGCACCGTCTACATTCTCTGTAACCGAAACACTGTCAACATTGACTGTAACTATATCTCCGACTTCGTATTTGTCTTTAGTTTGGAATGATGTACCTACATCCATGTAAGTATCACCTTCGTACTTTACAGCACGGTCACCTAATGAATCTTCGTGTGTTATAGGACCAGTACCCAATCGGTATGTGTAGGATGATGTACCCTTTTTGTCAAGAACCATCAAGTTGACATCTCGCCCTTCATCGTACAATACCCACTTAGGGTGACGACTTTCTCCTTTCATGTAAGTGGAATTAGCATCCCTTAGCATCAAACGATCGTGTTCCTTCAGTAAGTCCTTGACTATGATTTCTAAACCGACATCATCTGTTAATCTCAAATTGTGAGCCGCTGGAACCAATACATTCTCTGTACTCTCCATAGTACCTCTTAGAATCTTAATACGCTCTTGAAGAGGCATGTCATTTACATCACCATCATCGTATTCTACAATATCGATTACATTGTATTCTTTATTTGCGAACACCACATCTACAACAAAGTTCTTCTTTGAAATCTTGGTAAAGTTCTCCTTGGTATCTTTGTCTAAATCAAAGTCTCCTCTTACGGTTACCTTGTCATCATCCTTTTCTACGAAAGCCCTTGGGCCTTCAGGCATAGCAGACACTATCCAGTCTCCACTAAATCCACGAAGGTGTTCCATATCTTCTAACTTGAATATGCGATGCATTGGCTGAAGTATAGGGTAGTCGCCATCTTTCTTTAGCATGATGTCGGGGTCGGATAGTGATGCCAAAAGTAGCGCTGCGTCTTCAATGTCGTGTTTTCTTACCAATGTTCTATGGCCCCCTTCTATACCAAACTCTTCCCCATATTCTTCGCCGCTATCCATGTTGCCGCCCCACATCTCTTCATACTCATGGCCTACTTGCTTATACATAGGCCTTGTCAATGTCCTCCCTATAAAGTCATAAGGTTCAACATTTTCAAAACCAACTAACTTATTATGAGAATCATACACTGGTTTGATGCTTGCCTTTAGTCCAATGTTAGAACCATTAGAACCATGATGTCCTAAATAATTGAATGTACCTTTACCATCTTGTCTACCCTTTGGCTTTATTGGAGTCCTTTTGGTATGCCCAACACCTGTCTCTTTATCGAAATGGTTTTGTAAAGTTTCATATTTTTCACCAGTGTCTTCAGAATGCAAGCGCCTTTCCATTGCTCTCATGTAAACGCCAAGATTACCTAAGTACAAAGGAATGTTACTTGGATCTCCAAAGGATAAACCTTGTGAATCAATCCACCTGTCTCTTTCGTTTTCTGCTATGTTTGTTATCGCTTCAAGGTCTGCCTGTGCAACTCTTTGGTTGCTTCTTTCTCTACCTATTGTCCACTCAAAAGCACCCTGTTTACCTTTCTTGTATCTACCATGTTCTTGCTCTAAACGACCACCCTCTAAACCTGCAACTCCATCGATTCTGTCATTTAGCATTTCAAACAATTCATTTATGTCATGGCGAGGTGTTCGGTCTAGCCATCTTCGTGCAGCAATTTTTTGTGTATTAAGTGTCTTTTGTCTACCAAGTTTTTCCTTTATTTGTTCTAAGCGTTGTTGAAGATTATCTCTCTGCTCAAAGTTCCTAACATGTTCAGGGTTTTGCTTAGAATCAAGTTGCCATTGTATATTTTTCATTTCGTCACTTAGGTCTAGCAATTGTCTTTTATTTGCTTCAAGAAATCTAGTTGCATCATTGTATCGACTTTGTTCCAATTTAACATCATCAAGTCTTGGGGAGTCATGCACCGGATCTCTTCTAAGCATATCAGTAACTAGTTTGTCACCATGATGGCCTACCAAACTACTATCTAAATCAACAGTGTGAGTCGCTTGTGGGAAAAGAGGACTATGTTTTTCACCAGTAACTACGCCGGTTAAATACTCCTTTCTATTCTTAGCATAGATGTTTTTGTCATGATGCTCTACTTCACCGATGTGACGAATGTCAGTGTTACTATGCAAATCGGTACCGTCTATTGCTGCTGATTTACCACGGTGGCGCAACACATCCATGTGCTGACGATCGATTGTTTTACCGGCTTCTACATCAAGTGTACCTTTCGCATTTTCTCTATGAGCAAGTAACCTACCTATGTCGGCTTCAGGATTTCTTGAACTCATAGTAGGGATTTGTTTCAATTCATGACCGGCCTTTGTGACCCCTGTATGTGCAGGGGTACCTACAGAAAGCGCAAACGAAGGCACAGCGTTTGACCTAACCTCGTTTGCTACATCTACTTGCATTTTCAAGTCACCTGACATACTATCATAAAAACCAAAGTTCAATGAATTTGCTGGATGATTAACTGGTACTTTACGATAACCTATAGGCGATGGGTGCTTTTGACCTTTATCCGCTTCCCAACTTTTCATATGCCTCATTACTGCCTGTGGGTCAAAGTATGGCCTGTAAACCATATGTTGTTGCTGCTGACCCATGAAACCTAAAGCATTCAGTGCGCCTCCGGTTAACTTAGCGTCCTCTGCATCTTTTCCTACAGGTGCCTTGGGATGTATGTAATTGTGCTTATCATCAGGATGATTCATGTCAAACAACAAATTGCCATCACCATGTTGGAATATATGCGCCATAACAAGCATAGCATTGTTGTGTTCTAACCCATGACCTGCTATACCATCAAGCATTTGAGTAAAAAAGTGAGTAAGGCTCCTATTATCGTTATGCATCCAAGAAGGCATATCTTCGCTAGCGACATGAGGATGCAACAAACCTATCGAGTTATTTCTTAATTTCCTATTGTCATAGTAAGCCTCATTGGTTTTGTTAATGTGCGACAATATCTTACCAATGTCTTGAGGAGGTATTTCAAACATAGGATCGAACTTTAAGCCCGACGGGTTATCTTTATTGAGATATGGTAACAATTCCCTTTGGTCTTTATCATAATGTAAACCAGCAATTAAACCGTTGTAAGAAAGGTTACTTTTTGTTACCGATTCATGCCAGCGGTTTCTACTTAAATCCTTTCTAGCAAGAGGTTCCACTGTAAATTTCTTAGCCTTTGAATCGTATTTAGGCAAGTCGTACCACCTACTGACTGCTTCCATAGACTTATACTTAGCACGATCAACACCCTGCTCCGGGTTAGCAGCCAATTCCTTATTTGCTAAAAAATTGATTAACTGTTTATTTTGCTCAAAGTAACCCAATCCGCTTAACACACCCATGTGGAACTTCTCTAATTCGTAGTCTCTGAGCGAATTAAAAATTGCGTGGGGCTGAGTTCTGTAATCTTCAGGTAGGGTTTCATGAGCACCGTGTTGGTTATCAGCACCTGACCTAGAAGGCAATATCAACTTTCTAAACAATGGCACTGCCTTCTTGTAAAGACTAGTAACCATTCTTGTAAATGGCATGCCTTGAGAGCCATAGTTTCCTTCTTCATCTCTATCAATTTCTGCACCTTGGTCTATGCCACCTAATTCCAAAATCCTATCGTACAACATCTTTCTTCTGTAGGCGGGTAGGTGAGTTGTACCAAATAAAACATCTTTCAGAGAAGGCACATCTCCCTGTAAGTACCTATTCTCCAGCATGTGCCTTACGCTTTCATCTTGAGGATGAGGGTTGGATTTGTGGTGATTTATTGTAGGTTCTTCGGCACATTTAGGAAACCCTTGGAAAATACCTTCGGTGAATACTGTTTTTTCATCAGGGTTCTCATTACCCCAATTGTATTTTTTAATTAATCTTCTATTGTCATAGTCTGCCGGGGATAAACCACTATGGTCATTACTAGGCTCGTAATAATTAAAATTATGAGCGATGTATTTAGGAACCTTTCTTGTTACACCGTCGTGAAATGTATGGTTTACTTCTTCAAACATTGGCTGAAGATATGGATTTTCTTGCACCGGACCCTGTATGTTCATAGTTTGTGCAAACTCAGGTAAGTACTGCAACTGCCCTTGGTATCTAGTGTTAACTTCGTCAACTTGTGGCTGACCTGTGCCCCCTGCTGCAGCACTCAATTGACCAGTAACAGGATCGTTAATCATAGGGTTGTCTTGAGACTTGGCTACATCAAGTAGCAATGGTTCAAAACGAGGTTGTTGATAATACAAGTCAGCCTTAATGACTGCTTCGTGGGCTTCAAGATATTCACCAGCCGCCTCTGATACACCTATACCATCGTACAGTGATTTGACAAAGGTTTCTCTGCGAATGTCGAGAGTGTCCAAAGGAGTTTCAATCACACCATCACCCGCCGCTCAGTTTATGCGGCGAGATAGCGTTTCGATACTCTTTCTGATTTGCTGGTCTTGGTATTTCTGAACATTACCACCAGCAGACTTGAGAAGGTCAGGGCCATCTCCGCCCTTTTCATTAATACGATAAGCGGTTTGGTCATCAAATGCATCAGGGTACTGAGTTGGCTTGTCAAGTATTTTGCTAACTTCAGAGATAGCACCTTTGTTAGGTACATCCTTTGATTCGATTAAATGATTGTTGGTAGAGAAGCCTTGGTTTCTTACATTGTCTTTACCAGCAGATTGAGTCATAAACTCATAGCCTTGCTCTGAACCTTCCTTTGCTTTGTATTCAGGCTGGCTACTTCTTTTGGCCTTTGCCTTTTCTACTTTACCGGCTAACTCGTTAGCCTTGTTTAGCAAGTTTGTAAAATCTTCATCTCTAGGTTCAAATCGTGGCTTCATCTTAATCACTCCATTCCCATGTTGTTGCCTGTGTTACCAGTGCCTTTGGCTTGGTCTGCCAAGGCGTGAATCTCTGACCATTCCATGTTATGGAATTCAGCATTGCTACTAGGCATAGCAAGTCCATCGCCTTTGATAACCATGTCGTCACCAATAGGTCTGAAATCATCATCTATCATTCCGCTTGGCCTTTGTGTTTTTGCCATCACAAAGCCCGCTTTCCTTAGCATATTCATAGGATCTGCTACTGCCTTTCGCAAGTTTACATTTTCTTGCTTTAGTTGTCGCAAGTCACTATCCATATTTTCCATCTTACTAATGAGCGCACCCATTAGTTTCTCCGCAGTTTTCTCTTCTTCACTCATGATGCTCAACTCAAAGTGTTCTGTT